GATCCCACTCGGCCATCTGCTTGAGCATTTGCATCTTCTTGACCACCGCTTCAGGACGATCAGCAAGGCTGGTGCCCATCGCGTTGAAGAGTTGCCGCTCGAAGTCAGAGATCGCGCCTTGGCCTTTTGCCAAGCTACTAAACGCAAACTGAGACTGAGCAATCAGCGACAGAGCAAGTTGCTTGTCCGCAATCAACTTTGGATCAAGCCCAACCTCTGTCCACAAGTCACGAATGTTTTTGACGCTAATGATGCCGTTGTTCGCCTCAAGATATTTGAAGAGGGCATCTGAAAACTTCCCGTTTTCGAAGACACCAAAAATCTGGTCAGCACCCGGTTGCTTCGCGGTTGACTCAATCGTTCCGTAAAGAGTAATCCTGCTACCAGCATCATCACCTTTGCCGACAGCGGTGTTGTAACGATCCGCGTCGGCCTTAGCAACAGCTTCTGCTTCTGTCTTTTTGGCTGCTTCTCTGGCGGCAATGTCACCAGAAGAGCCTTGCTTAGTCAGTTTATCAAGCCAATCTTTAACGGCATCCTCGCCAAGCTGAGATGCCTCCAAATACTGTCTATATTGGTTTGGCGTCAGAGCATATTTTTTGCCGTTGATCGTGTATTCTTTTTGCTCTTGCTTGCGAATATCTGCTTCTTCTGCCAGCCGTTCTTTTGTGGGATAAGCCTCCCCCTTCTTTGTGCCAAAGAATGCCTGAAGCCATTGATCGCCTCTGCCCTCTTTGACAGCGTCTTGATATTGGCTGTATTGAGCGGCAGTCATGGAAGTAGTGCCGCGACCACCTTCTCCACGAATAAAAAACTCAGAGGCCGTCTGACCCGGAGGAATCTGGGCAACATATTGACCAGTCACCGTGTCAAACACGGTTCCATTCTGAGCAATCTTGAAGCGGTCGCTGTTGAACTTGACTGCATCAACAAGAGCGTCCGCCAGCTTTGACTGGTTCGGGTAAGCCGCCCTAAAAGCCAGCGCTTGCTCCATCGTAAGAGGCCGTCCTTGCGTTGGCGCACCAGCAGGCGCACCAACAGTCTCTCCAGCGGGCGCTCCAGCAGGTGCCCCGGCAGGTGCCTCAGCACCACCAGTAGCCCCGGCACCTCCAGTACCTCCAGTACCTCCAGCACCGCCCAGCAGGCCACGGAACGCCTTTGTCCCTGCCATTTGCGCGGCTTGCTCTCGAGCGCCCTGAGCGACTTGTAGGCGCAGTTGCGCTATATCGAGGTCTTCTTTTTGTTGCTGGGCTTGAGCGGCGCCTACCTTTTGAGCCACATTGCCAAGAGCCTCACCAAAACTGCCGGTCTGTCCGGGCGTCAGGAAGCCTTGCGCCGCGGCAAGTAGAGTGGGGTCAAACAGCCGATTCTTTCGGCCATCTAGGCGTTGCATCAGTTCAGCAAGCGCCTGCTGATACTTTGCTTCGGTGTCGTCATCAGCGCCAACACTGGGTTTCAAGGCGGTGGTAAGTGGGCTTGTTGCCATAGCTATGCCTCAAAGTTATTCAATAGCGCCATAGAGCCACTCGGGATACTCAGGCACAAGCTCTCCATAAGACGAATCAACGGGAACATAATTTCCAGATGCGTCCTGCACATATGTCGGAGCAGTGATGGCGCCCGGTGTTTTGCCGCCAAAAAGTTTTCCAGCAAGCGTTTGACCGAGGCTTGCCAGCAAAGAATCTTTGTTTGCAGAGCCGAGCAAGGTGCCAACGCCCATAATGCTCGCCAGTGGAGACATAGCGTAAGAGCCAGCCTTTGGCCCAACAAATGTTTGGGTCTGAGTTGTCGGCATTTGATAGCCGCGCAAGACACCAGAGACATTGGTTGCCTGCTTGAGCGGAGCCTCAAGCAAAGACTGCTCGTAGGCTTGACGCTCTGATCCCGCTTTGGTCAGGGCACCGGCTCCGGTAAGTCCGAAGTTTTGCTCTCTGCCAGCCATCTCTGAACCCAAGCCCGCGGCTTTCTGCTGGAGACCAGCTTCTTGTATCGCCGCATCAAGCGCCTGTTTATATCCGCCAGACAAAGCGCCAAACTGTTGGCCCGTGAGGTTCGCTTGTACATCAGCCAGCGACTGTCCAAGGGCACTGGCATAGTTACGGCTACCCAACCCGCCAGTGCCAACAAAGCCCGCCTTCATCGTGGGCAACAGGTTGCGTTGCAGGTTTTGCTGAGACAAACGCGCCATTTCATCCACCACATTTTGTGTGTATGGATTCATGAACTTGTTGATGTCTTCCTCAGAAATTCCAGTTCCGGCGGTCAGCGCTGTCTTTGCGGTCTCTAGTCCGGGCTTGTAGGAACCTGCGGCGCTTTCAAACTGTCCGTAGCCAGAGGTTTGTAGCGGATCGTATCCAGCCACAAGCTCGGAGCCGGTCTTGAGTGTGCCAGCGCCGGTAGTCGGGTCATATGTCCCCGGCTTATACAGAGCAGACTGCCCCGCTTGAGCAAGCCCGGTCAAGTAATTTGTGAAATACCCCGGCGCCTCTGTGGCGGTCGTTGTAGTCGTCTTGATGTCTGGCAGCGGAGCGCCCTGCAACAAAGAAGCCATTACTTTCTCCTTTTCTTGCTGGTCTTGAGGAAATCCAGCGGGGATTTAATTTCGGGGGGCAAATCTTTAGGCTTTGCCGATCTAACATGAGCGCGAATGCTATGCATCATCTCGTAGAGCTTGTCAGAACCAGCTTTGGTGGAACCATTACCAATTGCGGCCACGACATCAGCAGGGAACACAAATTCGCCGTCAGCAAGCATTGCAGGAATATCGTCAGACTGCCCGTCCCCCGGCCCAGTTACAGCGTCACCACGACGGAAGTCAACACGCATTTTTCCGCCTGCGGCCATCAAGGGAGATGCCATACCCCCAGCCGCGTACTTTCCGTACCTCGTGCCCGCGCTACTGCCATTTGCCATTGCGGCGAAACCGCCTTGTGCAAAAAATTGCGTGGTATTTTCTTGCCCCAGAATTTCGTCTAAAGGCGCTTCGTTTCCATAGCTGTAGTACGGTGCCATGTCTGTGCTTTCTTGGCTTGGTCGATTGTCGGGGATATTCGATTGCGCTTCAACTTGTCGCTGGAAGTCCGCCAACAGACCTTCGTAGCCGGTTGAACCGCCTTTGCTTGTTAAAAATTGGGGTAGCAACGGTTTGAATTCGTCGGCTACGGCAAAGTTTGACGGAAGACCAAGAAGGCCAGCCAAGGCGGACGCGCTGATGGGCGTGGACAAAGGGGCACGCACCGGAGCGGGCGTCGGAGAGGGCGCCGGAGAAGGTGCTGAAATAGGCGAGGGGGTGGGCGTAGCAGTAAACACCGGTGCAGGAGCCGGTGTGTACTCTGGTGCCGGGGTTGATGCGTTTTCAGGAGCCGGAGCAGGAGTCACAGCATCCGGAGCGGGTGTTACGGCATCCGGAACCGACACAACAGCATCTGGCGCAGGAACAAAAACTGGCGGATATTCAGGCGCTGGCACAAAATCCCCCACGGGGGCTTCTGTGGGGATGGGAGCAGGAACCGGCGCGGGAACAGGCAACGGTTCTGCAACAGGCAAGGGTTCTGGAGCAGAAACCGGCGCGGGAGCAGGCACCAAAGCGGGCGGGAGATCAGGCGCTGGACTTGGGGCCGGGACAAACTCTGGACTCGGTATGACAGGAACCGCGGGCGCAATGTTCGGATAGGGTTCCGGTAATGGGGCCGGAGTCAAAGCGGGAGCCTGAACGGGCGCCTCCACCGGTGTGGGTGCTTGTCCCGGAGCCACGGTAGGCGCAGGCACAAACTCAGGAATTTGCACTGGCAAGACGCTTGGCTCTTGCATCGGCACTTGCGCTGGAACGGGGACAACAACCGGGGCGTCTTCCGGTGTTGGCGCAAAAATCAAAGGCTCTTCAGGAATCGTCGGCGCAGAAGGCGCGGCGGGGCTATCAATAGCCTCCACAGGCGGCGGCAAAATCACCTCGGGAATCAATTCAGGCGCGACTTCAGGCGCAACCTCAACAATTTCGGGGACAACTTCAGGTGCAACCTCCGGAACCACTTCCGTAATTACCTCCGGAATTACCTCCGGAGCCACATCCGGAACGACTTCCGGAACGACTTCCGGAACGACCTCGGGAACTACTTCTGGCGCAACTTCTGGAACCACCTCTGGAACCACCTCTGGAACAGCATCTGGCGGCGGCTCAACAACTGGCTGACTGACCGAAGGCACCGGATCAAGCAAGTCGACGCCGAGATCGTTGGCGATAGATGCAACAAGCTCGGGCGTAGGCCTTATGCCGTTGTCTACTAAAAACTGGCTGATCTGATCTTCGTTGGTAACCGGGGCGGTCTCTTGTTGCAACCCACCGGGAATGTTTTGCCAAGGCTGAATCTCTTCCGTCGTGTCAGAGTAGTCAGACGGCTGGACGACATATTGCGGACGGGCAGGCGGTGCGGTCGGCGCTACCGGCGCAGTTGGCACAGTTGGAAGAGGAATCGGAGGACTAACAGTTCCCCGGCCAGCGCCAGCACCGGGTAAAGAATAGTCCTTCCCAGTTATCCTTTTGTACTCGGCTAACAAATCCGGATTGTTGGGGCTTTTCTCCAAAATGCCAGCAATAGTTGCGGCATATTGTTCATTCATAAACCCTGTCGTAAACCCATATGAATTTGTGTATTCATTGAATTTTTTAAACAACGCCGGATTTTTTGCCATCGCAGAATAAAATCTGGGATCGTTGGCGGCAAAAGCGCTTCCAAATCTGCCGGGAGATGTTACTCCTGCATCAGTTGTTATTTTTGGCAGAGCCTGAGCGGTTGCGGATTGTTGATAAACCTCCCGCATTGCATCTTCTACAACCTGCTTTTCTTCATCGCTAAGATTAGATGCATCTATTTGTTGCTTCAGCGAAAATGTAGACTCCTCTTCGTCCCCAGTTGCACTTACTAATTGCTGCGGTATGCCTGCATCTGCGGAAGTTTCTTTACTAGAACTTGGCGTATCGTCTTTCAACGCCGCTCTCAACGACGATATGCCTGACGAAACCAGCGCTTTAGTCGCGGCTTTGGCACCATCGCCGCCAGTAAGTTCTGAGGTGATACCAGCCTTCGCTGCTTGCTGGATAGGTTTGGGCAGCTCCTTAAAAGCATCAATTTCTTCAGTAGCCGCGTTTACGCCGCTCGAAACGATTGAGCCAAGGAATGCATCCCCTGCGTCTTTACCTGTTACCTCAGCCACCACCGCTTTGGCTGTAGCTTTACCGGCGGCATCCGCCAGCGCAGCGCTCATCCCAAGGTCAGTAAACGCATTAGTAGCAATGCTTGCCACCTCCGCACCAGCAACAGGGATGACCGCTGAAACAAGTGCTTTTTCAACATCCCCGCCATTGATTGCCGCGTTGACAATTGTGTTGCCAACAACAGTGGCTACGGCTCCACTGCCAAGTCCAATCGCAGACCCAATCGCCGTTCCAATGCCGGGCGCAAAGACGCTAATTGCCACCATTGCAAGAGTCTTTGGGTCTTCAACAATCCTCTCGACTGTTTGGACAACCGGTTGAATGATTGCATCATCCCACCTCGGCCCCATTTTTTTAAAGTACCCCATTACAGCCTCACTTTGGCAATGTAACGACCATCTTGTTTGTTAATTTTGACTTCGTGTTTTGGTGCAATAAACACTTTAAAAAGGTCCGAAATTTTGGCGTTTCTGTAGGGCGTTGAAGCTGTTTTGTAGCCAAGTTTTTTCAACATCCCCAAGAACTTAAGTACATTGCTGGCTAGATTTTCAGGAGTATCTGCATTAAAGCAGTGGAACTCCGCGTTTCCAACGCCACCGGCGTTGCCAAACACAATCAGCGTATTGCCCTGCTGAACCAACTGATTGTTGCCGCGAAGCTGATCATTAATAAGCGCCATCAAGTTACCCGCCTGCGTTCCCGGCGGATGATTACGCTTGGCGTCAACTTCAAGAATTTGAGTAGGTGTCATGCTGGGCCTGCTCTTTACTTTTTGCGTCTTTGCGAAATTAGTCCGTTGCAATCTTTACAACGGCTTTCTCATCGACATCGTAATTTTTCTCCATGTCAAATCGTCTCTTGATTTACCGCGTTGATCAAGACTTCCACCCATTCCTGCCAATTGTTAAAAAGCGCAGGATTGGGAATCGCCTCATTTGTAAATACATCAATTGCAAGCAAACCCTGCCCCCAAGACCGCCAATCCGTCAGTTGATCAGGAATCGACAATTGTTGGGTCGCGTAAGCCTCGCACATAAGGCAAGCCCACGATTCAAAGGTATGACCGCGAGGATCGTAGACAACAGCAAGGTTCACGAATAGCCCCTCACATCGCCAAGGTCTGCGCTCACAATAACGCGCCCCATCTGGTAATCGCCGCCCTGAGTGTTGCTTCTGAACCTCAAGCGCAACTCCCGGCGCTGTTCCCTCATATCAATTTTTCCAGTGTTTGTATCGAAAAGATACGGCTGACTCTCGACATCTTGTGTCTGTGCATACGGACGGCCCGTCACATAACACTCCATCTCGCCCAACTGCAAAAAGTCAGGTTCAACCCTCTCAATTCGAACCCAATTGTTCTGGCCGATCATTGATGGCTCGCTTGGCCCACCGCTCACCCAGCCAAGATCAGATGTCTCAAAATACGACTCAACGGCATTTTGAGTTTGCCCCTTTACTTCGTCAGTGCCGTACTCGTGTTGCCAAAGGCTAATGAGTCCAGCGGGAGTCGCAAAGGTCAGCGTCTGCGTTGCTGTGGAGCTTGCGTTTTGGGTCATGGTGATAACCTGCGCCCAGATTGTGTTCACTGTAATCGTGAACCCAGAACCTGTACCACCAAGATTTGTATTACTGGCGCTTAAAACATTCCCGACTTGATAAGTCGCTCCCGGATCAACAATCGTCACAACGGTCACCGCTCCGCCAGAAACCGTAATGTTTGCCAGCGCCGAAAAACCGCTTCCGCCGGTTAGTGGGACATTTGTGTAGCTTCCGTTTGTATATAGCGATCCGCCCACAAGTCCTGTCAGTTGATTGATGCCGCTAGAGGTAACCGTCAAAACTGAAGTTCCCGAAGGAATGCCCGTACCGCTGATTGTCTGGCCGACATCAACACTGGTGAGAAAGGTCGCCGAAAACAGGTATGGGGAACCGGACACCAAATTAAACGACCCGCTGTAAACAGTCTCGGCAACCGACTCTTCCCATCCGGCCATCAAAGGAAAGCGGAAAACCTGCGAGAAGTATCCAGCAGACCTACGAGCGCCATCGGCTGTTCCAGCGTCATACCAAGTGTTTTCGCGGGTGTTGTAGATGATGACATCGTTGCACTCGGTCGAATCCCCGCGTGGATAGAACCACCAAATTTCTCCGAATCGCGGAACCTTGGTCGCCCACACTTTTTGACGCTGGCTGTAATTCAGGTTGTCAAAAAAGAAGTTCTGGTTCATGTTGTTGGGAACTTCTTTGACGACACCGTTGTACATCAAGAAGCGGTCAACACCACACCAGTAATAGATGCCGTCATACTCAATCACCGACTGGCTCGAGAGAATAGATGATTGGCTCGAGATCAGGTCATAGCGCCAAAACTGCGGGGGGCTTCCCGCGCCACCGATGTAGGAGACGCGAATCAAGCTGTCCAAGCTCCAAAACAAACCCGACGGAGCGTTAGAGCCGCCACGAACGGGCAGTCCCTTGACAATCTTTCCGCTTGCGACATTGGTCTCGTTTGCATCCGCAGAAACCCAATCTTCGGCATTGCCCGCCGAGCAATTACGGATCAAGCCATCGTTGCCATAAACAAAGACATACGGGTGCAAGACGACAACACCGCCAGAGACGCTGACATTGTTGTTGAATGTGACCGTCACCGTCCCGCTTGCAGTGGCAGGGTTGGAGATCACCACATTGGTTGTGCTGACGGAAACAACCGTTGTGTTGGCAGGGATGCCCGTTCCCGTCACTATCTGCCCTGCTCCGATCAGAGGATTGGCGGCGGCAAGGACAATCGTTGCGCTGGTGTTGGTCGTTGTTGCGCTGGCTGTGAACACGCCAATCTGGCTCATCGTTGTGCCGTTGACATCGCCAATCAAAACCGGGGTGTTTGTCGTGGCGTCAATTTGAGCCAAGTTTTGGCCCGGATGCGCTACCAAACTTGCGAGACCACCCCCGGCCACATCGTAGAAGCCGTCAAACTGCCAAAGATTAAGAGCGCTTGCAGTGAAATTGGAAAGCGTGAAGTTCGAAACGCCAGAGCCAACGCCATTGTTGTCAATGATCAACCTCTCAAGGCCGTCTGCATATCCGCTAAAAATGCTGTTGAATCCGTTTTGCGGGTTGACCCAGATTCCACGAGACGGGCCGTTGAGTTGACCAGAAATTTCCCGGTAGCCGCCTATCTTCCGAGGTCTTCCCCTCTGGAAACGAACCCAGCGACCATCGTTATAGAACATCTTGTCAAAGACTGTTCCATCCCGCTGAATGCCGGGTTTTGTATCGAGGGCAAAAACCTTAGCGGTCATGGGAAGACGCCCCCTAATACACCGCTAGTAAATGTTCCTGTTCCGGCAACAGAAAGCCCGGTGGCAGTCAGCGCAAATCGATTAACCCCAAGAACAGCAATATCAAATTGCCCCGCGCCGCCTCTATAAATGCCTGTTGTCGGCTCCGATCCGAAATTGAGTGACGGGGCTCCTACGCTTCCGTTGACCAAGCTGATGGCCGACGAGCCAGCAAGAATTGTGTTGGCGTTGTAGAGATTAACGGAGTCGCAAACCAGTGTGGCTTGCTGACCGGCAGGAATCGTTGCAGAGGACGCTCCAGCCACCGCTGTTCTGAGAGTGACAGTGTAGTTGCTGGCAGTGCCATCAGTAGCATTTTGAACATAGTAGACTTGAATCGTTTCTGGAACGACGATGATGACATTGCCAGATAGAGTTCCAGTGAACTTCATCACCACATTGGACGCCTCGTTAGAGGTCAATGTATATGTTCCGGTCGTAACTGGATAGGTCAACTGCGTGAAGTTAAACAGTGCAGTCCTACCGAGACCGACAGAGTAATAGGCCGTTCCCGAGCAAACAATGATGCAAGAATCGCCTACTTGCAGGCCAACAGTTGTTGAGCCATCAAAAAGTTCTCCGCCTGTCGTTGAAACAGTAAGGGTTCCAGTTCCTGAGTTTCTCAAGAGCATGAACCAGTTGTTGCCCAGCGACGAAGCGGCTGGGAGTGTCAAGGTTCCTGATCCGCCAATCCACACATAAGACTGGGCGCGATACGCCGCGCTTGCGGTTTGATTCGACGCAAAAGTCTGAACAGGGTGGCTGACATTGAGCGTGTTGCTGACAGCCAAAAGCCCGTAGCCCGCCAGCGTTGCGGCATCTGCGTTGGATGTGCCAACACCAAAAGCAATGACCCCCCAGACGCCAGCGGTAGTGGGATTGCTCCTTATGTAAATGTACTTTGCCTCGCTCGCGGCAATAGTGACAATTGCGCCTTGATCGTTAAATGTGCGGACATTGAACGAGTTTGCACCGATGTTGCGAATCAGGGCATCCTGCCCCACTGATGCCTGATTGGCTGGTGGCATCCACAACTCTAGGCCAGCGGCTGTAGCGGTGACATCCATGATCCTAGCCGTGTAGTCGCCGTCCACATTCCCGTTGATGGGCCACGCCAACTGCGTATCAGCAGACAGAGTGATCGAACGATACGAAACATCTGTTGGCTGAATGACATTGCCGTCAAATGGGCTGTTGAAGCTCATGTTTTTTCCTTAACTGTCTACCGCAATTGTTTGTCGGTCGGCAACACGCAACTTGTCTTCGGCGGTCAAAATATCCATCGCCTGTTGATACATTGCCTGCCATAGCTGAACCCGGTTGTCGTTTTTGAGAAATGGCATAGCCTGCAAAAGCGATCCGTACAGCAACGCCTGCGGAGCGTACTGCGTGAACCAGTTAGTCTGGTTGCTCGAGTCCAGAGGTTGCGGGCGCTCGTAGTACAGCACTTCATAAGAGTAGGCTTGATCGGGCGTCGGCGCCACCAACCAGTGCGTGTAGTCGTAGTCGCAATAAAAAGCAGGCGTATCGGTGTCAGTCGCGTCCGGCCAATAAGAGCGGACATACTCGTATTTTCGGAGCAGAACAGGCTCGCGTTTTCCACCAACAACAACATTCATGGACACCGTCTTGCGCCACCGCGCCGGTTTATCAATGATGGGTTGGGTGGCGACCATCGTGCTTTGAGCTACGGTCAGATTCCCGAGAAATTTAATCTGACTGGCAATGATCTGCTCTGCCAGCATGATGAAAGTGGGAATTTTCTCCAGCGTTGCGGTGTCAGTTCTCTCGAGGTACGAGGAGATGTCTGCGACCAGACTGGTATATGTCATTACGGCTGCTGTTGCCATCACCACACCTTTTTCTTTATGGACTCAGGCTGCGGAACAAATTGCTTGCCTTCGCGCGTCCCCTGCCTTTTGGCTCGGGTGGTTGCCGCATATTCAGAAGGTGTGAGCTTCTCTCTGGCTGCTTTTGGCAAGTATCTCTCGCCCGTCGCCTCTTTACCTTGGGTGGACGGCTTTCCAGATCGGGTTCCCCAATCCTCTTTCGTCCACTTCGCAAGCGAATTATCGGAGTTCTTTGGGCCTTTGTAACCCCCCCCTGACGCTTTGTATTTCTGGGTTGCAAGCTGGGCTTTTCTGGCGCTCCACTGCCCCGGATTGCCGCCTTTTCCGCTTGCCTTCACCTGAGAAACAATCCGTTTCCATTTGGCTGGATTACTTTTAACAGCGGCGCTCATTTGTCCTCCGACAAAAATAAAGTTCTTTCGTCTTTACGGCGACGATCCAGACCGGGCAAAACCCTTCCGCCAGCCTTGTTCCACTGCAAAAAAGCGTCACCAGCCGCCCCCCATTCACCCCGATTGGCCTTCATGCGGATGGTGCTTCTCTGGAGATTTCCAACTCCTACATTGAAGGCAAAACTGACCAAAGCGTCAAAGCGGCCTTGACTGCCAGAACAGCCGGGAACAAGTCGTAAAACACCGCGTTCAAAAGACTTGACATCGCCCGCGAATAGCTCATCAATTTCCTGCTTTGACCAGACACGATTGTCCTCCTGTCGCAACGGATACTCTTTGCGGATCACGGAAGCATCCTTGCCCTCAACCCGCGCCATTGGCAACTTAATTTGATCTTGGTACAGGACATGGCCGTACCCAATTGTCCAAATATGCGCTGGGCACAGATACGGGCGGTTTCTGCACCCCTCGTACCTGTGCATCAAATCAGCGCCCGCCTTGCTCAGTTTCACTTTTTGCTCCACTGGCGGGAACCAAACCAAAACCCGATGATCCCTCCAAGCATAGCCATTTCATCGCTCGAAAAAATGAGGTCAGAGTATTTGATGATGTCGTCGATGCTCTTGATCAGTTCCGCATGGTTCCATAGGTAGACCGCCATGAAGGCGTTGATCAAGACAAGCTCAAGGACAAAAATGTAGGTGACCGTGGGGCGCACCGTTCCGACATAGTTGGCAACCCATTGGCTGGCCTTCTCAAGCACCTTCTCGTCGTGTTTGAGCGCCGCTTCGGTCATCTGGGCCTCGGTCTGCATCATGACCTGATCGGTGCGGATTTCTTCGATCTTTTGTTGGGCAGCAAAGCCCTGAGCGGCAAGGGCAAGCTCGCGCTCGCTCTGTATCCGGGCAAGAGCCAATTCGTGCTTCTGGTCAGCCTTGTTCTGGAAAAACTCCAGTAGTTTGGGCAGGCCGCTAATCAGCAATCCGCCGAGTGTTGAGATGAGAGATAGCATTATTGTTTACTCCTAGAAAGCATGGTTGCTGCGATTTGCAAAAGAACCCGGTACGCATCTACATCCGGCGGCTCTTCTTTCCACCCCACGGTGATCTGCCCTACAAATTTGCCCTGTTCTGGCGGGACGCTGACCCTACAGCCGTAGGTCACGCCCTTCTCGATATACCACAGCCCGATTTCGGACTGTGCGGTCTTGTACTGACTACACGGAATCTCTCCCGCCATGAGCGCCACGACATCGCGGTTGTTAGAGACATTGACGGTAAAAAGGCCGATGTCCAGCCCGTCGTGGGCCTTCTCCCTGCCCTCTTTCGTGTAAGCCCGGTACAGCACTCGGGTGCCAAACATAGGGTTGACCTTAAAGATAGCGACCACCGCGGCATCCGTGTTTTTGAACAAATGCGCCGCCACATCCTCCACCCTATCTTCGGCAATCGTGGGCAGCTTCTTCTGCTCCTTGTATGCGCCTATCAAAAACTCTTGGTTCTGCCAAACAAAGTACCCCACGAACGCGAAGACCGCCATCAAGATGATGGCAAACAGCTTGAAAGGGCTGTCCACATACCCGAGAACTTTGTCGATCAGGTTGTTGTGGTTGATCTTCTCGTCGCTCATATGCCTAGCTTTTGAAAGATCATGGCAAAGATGCGGTTAGCAATTTCTGGCGGCAGGGTAATGATGAAGTCAAAAGAATAGTTGATGGCGATGAGATAGCAGATGACCTTAATCCACTTCTCCATCGCGTCGATGAGGACGAGGTGAATATCAACGGGCTTGCGAGGCATCTCATGAGATTATTTGCACCACCAGCCAACCAACCCCGCCCACCGCAACAGCGGCAATTGCCACCGCAATACCGATGTCCCTGTACTCCTGCATCTCCCGTTTACGCCTGATCTCCTCGATCTTTTCTTTTTCCGCTTCCGCTTTGTCTTCGGCGTTCATCTCGGCTTCCCTTTTTTTAATTTGGTGCCAGATGTCCATGTTGTTGCTAGAGAAGAAAAGCCCCTGCACCTCGCGCTCAAAGTCCGCCTGAGCCTTGAGCGCCATCTCGATTTGCATAGCGGCGCCGAGATTGCTACCGCCTTTTTTCTTTGCTTGCCGTGCCGCTTTGGTGGCGGTCGCTTTGCAATCAAAATAATTACCCAGCAATGGCCCCAACTGCGCTACATCGGTCGCAGTTTGACTTGCCATTTTGACCATCTTGACCGCCTTGTTGACGGCCTCGAGGGCTGCAATCGGGTCAATAATAATCATGATGAAGTTACTTGTTTCTTTTTATTACATCTGTCCAGTTCATTTGTCAGCTTTGTTGTCGAGCTTGGCAAATATTTGCTTGCAGATGTCCTTAATCTCGTCAATGTCGCGGTGGTAGTCATCTTTTGCGACATAAGTCATAGGCATTTGGCGGACATCTTTATCGAGCCGCTCAATTGCCTTGGTAATGTTGTTTAAGACCCAGCCGCCAAAAAAGGCGGCGATCCCAACTATTACATTGAAGATCGCCTGAGTTTCCATTTTTACTTGATTTCTTAGTTTGGTTTGCTGTCAGTTTCTTTGTCCAGCGATTCTTGAAGCATTTTTAGAAATGCATCTTTTCCAACTCTAAGCTGATCAAATTGAAATTGACAAGAAGCGATTTTTCTATCCAAATCTACGCAATGATCTAGCAAAAGTTTTTGCTCCTGCGTAAAGTCTTCAAGGTTGTACTCTTTGCCTTCTATCGTAACGGTTTGGGGTTCTTTGTTGTTTCCCATCTCGTCTCCTTTTGCCATCATCAAAGGCTGATGGTTTGCCTTAATATTTTCCCTCTGCAAAAATATTTACAAACACGGTGCCGTCAGGCGATGCAGGCTGATACAGCGTGAAGTTGTTTGTGGCTGTGACACTCATTCCTCCGCAGGCAACGGCTCGTTACCCTCAGCCAGCCATGCAAGGTACTGCTGGTAGTCGGAGTTGTCCGGATCGAAGGGGATGAAGGCGTTGTCGGAGAGCCGCTTAATACACCGCGCAACGCTCATCGGTGGGTCAGGAAGAAGTTGATACATGGTCAAAGTTCCGCAGATGCTGTTGAATGAACGCCGATAGAGTTGCCCGGGTCTGTTACAGATGGAGCAGTGCAATACCACTTAAATGAGCCTGTTGTTGCACCAAATAAAGTTGTTCCCGAGCAATCATTGGCAGTCGAACTGTTGTACGCCTGCGAGTTTGCGTTGACTGGATTAAAAAAAGTAATTGTCGGAGCGTTTCGCATTTCAACAGTGAATCTTGTGTCGTTGGAGCGAACAAATACCGCCCCAGTAGTACAAGCACTGAATGCTATTTCGCCGGTAGTCGTACCCACTGCATTTGCTGGAGCAGTAGATGCCGCAAACGATTTCCAATAATACCGCTGGCACATCATCAATTCACGCCCGTAGTCTCTGCGCTCAAAGGGCGTGGCGACAGAGCCGGCTTCAAGCTGGACGCCGGTGATGTAAAAGGTGGCTCCGTTTGTACCGACTACAGAGGTTGCGCCTGTGGCAGAAAGAAAGAAACTTCCAGACCAAGACCCCGCCGTGCCGGACCATGTAGAGCCAGCGCCTAGGCTGAAGTAGACGCGAATGCCAATACCGTTGTTGGTCAACCAAGTGCCGCTAGTGTCGCCAGAGATAGTGACACTCTTTTGTTCCCATGTATTCGCCGCGCTGATCGTGAAAGTAAATGGATAGCTGCGGTTCTGTGCGTTGTTTTGAATAGCGCCACCGAAAGTGCCAGTCAGCGAGGATCGGACCCAAAAAGACAGCGTTACTGACTGAGCGCCAGCAGCCCCCCAACCAAGGTCGGCGACATTAAAACCCTCAATGTTTTGAGCAATTGTGTACCCTTCCGACGCTCCAACTGAGTAAGCAGAGGAAGAAGTGCAGCCAAGATAGTTGGTAAAACCGGTTGGCGGCGTTACCGACCCAGCGTTTTGCTGCACAGTAAATTTACTCGTAACCGTTCCATAAGCCTGCCAACGGTCAACCGTGTAGATACCAGTAGCGTTTTGCGTCACACTCGCCCCAGCATTCCTCTGGTCAATCCGCATATCGCCGTTGATGATGCGGTTGCGAAAGCCCAGCGAGTTGACCGCAGAGATGTTGTTGCTGTTGACGGTAATCGAGGTAAACGCGCCGGTATTCGGAGTCGTCGCTCCCACAGTGCCGTTAATGTTGATGCTCGCGGTGCCGGTGAGGTTAGTAACCGTGCCCGAGGAGGGGGTTCCAAGGGCGCCGCCGTTGACCACGAATGCACCAGCAGTTCCCGTGTTAACGCCAAGAGCAGTGACCACGCCCGTGCCGGTTGTGATCGTAGAAGGAGCTACGCCCGCGCCGCCACCAACAACCAAAGCATTGGACGCTAGTGCTGCGGAGCTTGCGATGGTACTGGTGCCGGAAAAATAAGGAATACCGCCGGAGGTGCCGGAGGTGATGCCGGTTCCGCCATTTCCAACTACTAGCGTGCCTGCAACCGTTACAGCCCCGCCCGTGGCGGTCGAAGGCGTCAGACCAGTGGTGCCAAAGCTGATGGTCGTCAGATTGCTCTTAGACGCCAGCGTCTGAACCACTCCCAAGTTGTCCTTGTAAAACAACTTGCCGTCGGTAATGTTGATCGCCAACTCGCCATCGGCCAAATTGGTGTTTGTTGGAACAGCAGCGGCAGTCGTGCTGTAGTACAACCTGATTGGGGTGTATCCTGCTTGAGACATGATTTACCTCGTCACTCGTTAGGTATTAAAAAGGATTTCGGCCTTTTTTTCAACTGACAAAACCCCGCGCAGGGCGTCTTTTACTGCCTCTGGCCGGACAAACTTGGCGGGGTCGTGTTCAACATACTCCCACCACAAAAACTGGTTTTCGCTCAAGCACGATCTGTCCTTGAGCAAATTGATGTTTTCGGGATGCCCGTAGATCAGCGGATCAGAAACTGACCACAACACAATTCCTTTTTTGCCCTCGTCCCAAGCCAAGTGCTGGAAGAAGCTGTCGCACGAAATCCATGTTTGGCATTCTTGGATGAGCTTTCTTAGGTCAGGAGTGCTTAGGTCAACCCTGAAGTCCTCAACCAGCGGCGCCTCACCAGAGACGCCAACTTGCACGATAGGCTCGTCAATCATTGCAATCAACTCTCGCCAAAACGGATAGTTCTTTGGGTTCTCTTTGCCGCTCAAGAGCTTTTTGGAGTATGGAGAAATGATGATCATGCGATGTACAACCTCCGATACGCTTTTTCGAGGCTGTCTTTCCAGTTCCAGCGATGCATCTTGCCGTAGATGTTATACGCCTCTAGGTCTCCGAAAAGATGATGCGCTTCAGCAATGGATCGGCACGGCACGATGTCTGGATAGCAACCAAAAACGATTGGGTTTTTGATGTCCCGCAAAACATGGCTAAACACTACATGGTCGCCCTTGCCGTTGTTAAGCACCACAATTGTGTGATCTTTGTGATCGAGAAAATTGCGGAAAATTTTTTCGTCGCGCTCAAACATATCTTGGCTTGCCTCAGTCCTGATGCCGCCAGTTGGCGCTTTGAAGTGCCATGTCGCGGCGTCAGGGACAACCAAAATTTTGTACCCCATGCGAAACAGGGCAAATGTAAAAAGCGTCTCTTCTCGATGAGCAACACGCGACAAGCCGGTGTTGTAGTCAACGACTCCAGCACGATACAAAAATGTGCAGTGCAGATGCTCAACCTCTTTGACCTCATCAATGCGTGACCATTGAATGTTGTGTTCAACATCAATATTCTCGATTTTTCCCGTCGATGGTTGTTCAGACGGTTTGATGCCGTAGGTCAACACCGAGCCACCGATGGCGCCCACATTGTCAGCAATGTGCTTGCACAGATTCTCAAGAACATTGGGCTCTGGAATTGAGTCGTCATCAATGCGCCAAACCCAATCGAAGCCCATCCAATTGGCAATCTGATGGTTGTGGTGCTGGCCCTTCTTTCCGGCGTAGAGCCATTCCCACTTGATGTCCTTGGTGGTTAGGACAGAGAAGATCGCCGAGTAGATAGGGTCTGACCTCAAGTCAACGGGGTTGTCGTTGTCGTCAAATATGACGAGCTTGTCCACCTTGCGCGTCTGAGCGGCAACCGCCATCAGCACCATCGGTAGGGTGGTGTGCGATCTTCCCCGTGTCGAGATGGAACACAGCACACTAGCCATTTGTCAACCTATCTTTTTGAGGAGACGAATTTGTCCATCTACCGATGAGCAAGTTGAGTTTGTTGGCCTCATTAATTTCCGGGGGCGCACTGCTAATCGCTCCGGCTTCGTTGATGTACTCAAACTCAAAGCCCGGAAAATGCGATTCGTTTAGCCCGTGGATTTTGTGGTGCGGCCCCCAGAATCCTACCGGCTCGTTCATTGGGACGGTAAACAGCAGGTTCTTGCAGTGGCGTTTGAGCTTTTGCAGAACCTCGAGGCCGTTATCAAGATGCTCGATCACCTCAAAAGCAACGATGGTGTCGTAAAACTCAAAATCAAACTTGTTGATGTCGGCGTTGATGAACTTCGCATCCGGCAACCACTGTTGCTCCGCGGCGACCTCCACAATGATCGGATCGTAGTCAACGCCTGTGTAGTCAATGTCTTGCGGAAAAAACTGCGTGCCGTATCCGCTTGAGCAACCGATCTCAAGC